CCCATAAATATTGTATATTAAATTGATCACGTGATATTTACCAAAAGAATCAGTTTGGTCAAAATGAATACAGGTCATGAAATCCATAAATAATATGTATGTACTCAACCACTCTATATCTATATCAGCAAGTAACTCGGGTCCTGTCCATAGATACCGCGGACGGTACAACATTCACCTACAGGTATAATCCAGTGTACGCAAAAGTTCTAACCATAAACAAAGGCATCGACAATGTGTTGTTGTTTGAGTTTGTTAATCAAAATGAAAAACCAGTCAACATCACTGGTAGCCAGTTTGTGTTTCGTGTGATCAACACCGAAGGCACCCGGGTACTGCTGGAACAACCCATGGTCACGCTCAATGCAGTCACAGGACGTGCCAAGGTAACCTTGGAGTCCCAACAGTTGCTGGAGTTGCTGGCCCAACCGGCCTACTACACCATAACTCGAGCCAGTGGCAATTTGATAGAACCAGTGTTTGTTGATGCACAATCCGGTAGCCGTGCGCCACTTGCTGTGGTCGACAGCGTGTTGCCACAGTACCTGCCCAGTCGTCCGCTGACCATACCCACCATCAAACTATCGGCTCAGGGGTCTGCAGATGGCACTGGTTTTGGCAACTACGGCGGTGGAGACTACTACTGGAATGGCAATCCCAACGGGGCCAATTACTGGAACAGTTTTGCCATAACTGAATTTTTCAGCAGTTTTGTCAAGCCCATACAGGCAGTGACCACAGTGCAGATGACTTTGGACGGCTATACTGGCACAATCAAGGCTCAGGCAGCAGCCGACTACGAAGCTGTGCCCTACAACGTGACCGAAAGTGTCACTTACCTTAATCATACCGGTACCATATATCTCAACATTGTTGGCTGGTATCCCTTGGTCAGAGTCTGTTTCAACAACAGCATTTTTGCAGTGCCAGGCGGAAATGGCATACCGGCTCAAGCCTATGCCATATGCGAAAACGGCGTGGTCACCAGCATCAACGTACAAAATGCTGGACGTGGTTATTTGGCTCCACCAAAAATCAACATCCTGGGCGAAGGAGCTGGCGCCACTGCCGAAGCCACCATTGACGGCACCGGTGCAATAGCAAGTATCACAGTGACCAACGGTGGATCAGGTTATTGGCTTGTGCCCAATGCTGGAATCAACACACCTTATTATCCAGTGCCACCCAACAATCAGGGTGCCATGGTCATAATCAGCACTGGCTATGTAGTGGATTTGCTGTATAGATAAAGCCAATTAGTGTTGAAGACAGCCAAAAAACATGTTATAATTGTAACATGATTGATGTAATTTCTTTTTTACCCGGTAAACGCAAACAAACTTCAGGTGGATGGATCAGTTTCAACGCCCCTTGTTGTACGCACAACGGCGAAACTGCTGATCGTAAACAACGTGGCGGCATCAAAATCACAGACAAAGGCTGGAGCTTTCACTGCTTCAATTGTGGTTTTACTACCAGTTTTATTCTTGGTCGCAGTCTTGGATATCGGACTCGTCAATTTTTGGGCTGGATAGGAGTGCCGGCCGAAGAAATTGAACGGGTAAATTTAGAAAGTATGCGGCATCGTAGCATTGAAGGCCTCCTGGATGATCGTCAACGAGTGGCCAATGTGCTGGCCAACATCACGTTTGACGAAGTAGAATTGCCAGACAACTTTATCATTGCAGATGAAAACACACCCCGAGTCTGGGAGTACTTGCAACAAAGATGCCTGCCCTTGGACTATCCTTATGGGCTACAAGGCACTCCAGCTGATGCTGTGGTGGCTGTTAGACCTGGAATTGTTGTGCCATTCACTCACGATCAACGACTTGTGGGCTACACCACCAGATACCTGGACACTCGTAGCCCCAAGTACATTAATTGTACACCGCCAGGCTATGTGTTTGGTACAGATCTGCAAAAAAATACCTGGCAATCAGCTATTGTGGTCGAAGGCGTATTTGATGCACTCAGTATCGACGGGTTGGCAGTGTTGCATGCCGACATCAATGATGCACAGGCTCAACTGATACGCAACCTGGGTCGAGACATCATTGTGGTTCCAGATCAGGACCTGCCGGGCATGCGCCTGGTAGAACGTGCTGTTGAGCTGGGATGGAGTGTGAGTATGCCCAACTGGCCCGAGGGTGTTAAAGATGCAAATGATGCAGTAATTTGTATGGGTCGATTGGCCACTTTGCTAACTATTATGCAGTCTCGAGAGACCAGCAGAATCAAAATTGAACTAAGGAAACGACAACTTGTTAAAAGATTACGGACTTGATGTACAACGCTTGTTTTTAGAAATGATGCTCCAAGATGCAGAGAGTTACGTGCGTGTGCAGAACATTTACAACCCTGAAAACTTTGATCGCACACTAAGACCAGCAGCTGAATTTATTGCCCAACACAGCAACCAATACAAAACTCTGCCTTCCGCACCGCAGATCACAGCCACCACAGGCATTCGACTTGAACCGATCCCGGATCTGACCGAAGGACACTTTGACTGGTTCATGGAAGAGTTTGAAGCATTTACACGTCGCCAAGAACTGGAACGTGCAATTCTAAAGAGTGCAGACTTGCTGGAAAAAGGTGAGTATGATCCTGTGGAGAAGCTGATCAAGGATGCAGTGCAAATCAGTCTGACCAAGGACATGGGCACAGACTACTGGGCTGATCCGCGAGCTCGAATTGATCGATACTTTAATTCAGGTGGACAGGTAAGCACAGGATGGCCGCAGATGGATCGTATCTTGTATGGTGGATTCAGTCGCGGCGAACTCAACATCTTTGCTGGCGGCTCAGGTTCTGGCAAGAGCTTGGTCATGCTGAACATAGCGTTGAGCTGGTTGCAGACAGGACTCAGTGGTGTGTATGTGACCTTGGAATTGAGTGAGGAACTGTGTGCCTTGAGAACCGATGCCATGTTGTCTGGAATGAGCACAAAAGAAATACGCAAGGACATAGATCAGACTGAGCTCAAGGTCAAACTGCTGGGCAAAAAAGCTGGACAGTATCGTATCAAAGGCTTGCCGGCGCAGAGCAACATCAATGATATTCGCAGCTACATCAAAGAAGTACAGGTGCAAACCGGTATACGTGTAGACTTTATCATGTGCGACTATCTGGACCTGTTGATGCCGGTGTCAGCCAAAGTGAGCCCCAATGACCTGTTTGTCAAGGACAAGTATGTGAGTGAAGAACTACGCAACTTGGCCAAGGAGCTGAACGTGTTGTTTGTGACTGCTTCGCAGTTGAATCGTAGTGCAGTGGAAGAAGTTGAATTTGACCACAGTCACATATCGGGCGGTATCAGTAAAATCAATACCGCAGACAATGTGTTTGGTATCTTTACCAGTCGTGCCATGAGAGAGCGTGGCAAATATCAAATACAATGCATGAAGTCGCGTAGCAGTACAGGCGTGGGCATGAAAATTGATCTGGACTACGATGTTGAAACCATGCGTATTACAGATCCCGGCGAGGATGAACAGGCCACCAGCTTCAAAAAGCCCAATATCTATGAAACTATCAAGACTCAAAGCCGTGTGTCACCAGCAGAACAGGTGAATCAAGAAACTGGAGAAGTCAGCCGGATCACAGCCGACGTACAAAGTGCCAAACTAAAGCAACTGCTTGGACAAATCAAAACTGGTTGATTTGGAACTAATTAGTTTCAAATCCACTAAATAATAAAAAGGTTCTGGCACATATGCAAAAGAAAACTCGCAGTATCCTCGAAGAATTAGAAACCTTGTACGCCGAACGAGATCAACGTCATGTGATTGAAAATCGTGCCGCAAATGTCATAGCCGGGGCCATACGACTGCTGGAACAAATAGATTCAAGTTATACTCCGGAGCAGGCTGAAAATCTACAGCGCAAATTGATCAATGCTATCAGACTGAGAGATCCTGCCAAATTTACAAGAACAGTAAGGAAAACAGATGCAAATTCATGAATTAACACAACCCCGTAAATCCCAGCTTGACGAGGCTGGCGTCCTGAATAAAATAGGAGGCATGGCCAAAAATGTTGCTGGTTCTGTTCTTGGTGCGACCGGTGTAACCAAAGCCTGGGATACAGGTGTAGGAATAGTCACAAATCCTTCAAGTTTGATATCATCAAGAGGATTGGCTCAAGCTCAGCAGTATACCAACAACAAACAAGCAGCCCGCGTCGCGGCAAGATTAAGCGGTCAGGGTTTCACTGGTGAGGGGCCAACATTGGGACAAGCTCTGCAAAAATTTCAACAAAACCCAGCAGCTCAACAATGGGTGAAGAACACAGTGGCCAAATGGCCAGCACAGGCTCAACTGTTGAAAACGCCTACAACACCGGTCACCGAGGCACCAGTTACCACAAGAGCAGTTTCGAGCATAAAAAGAAAACAACCCACAGTGGCTCCAGTTGATCCAGTTGATCCAGTTGATACAGCTGATACAATTTATCGTGCCAAATTCCGCGAATGGGTCAATCAACAACTTAAAACTGTTAGCCTGGACACTTTGGAACAAGATACAAGAGTCAAAACTCTCATAGAGCCGTTGATAAAGAGAGTTGTGGCCAACCAAAACAATTTGCCAGAACAACAAAGAGCAATCGCAGAACTCCTCGGCTATGCAGTAGCAGCTAATCATCAAGACCAAAAACAATCTGGTCTCGGAATAGGATACGGATCAACCGTTGATAATACCAATGTTGCAATCCCATTGGATGCTGCCAGTGACTTAAAACTAAGACAAGAGCTGAGAAATGCAGGTGTACGCAAATTGCGATCAACTCGTAATCCAGCTGTAGATGGAATGTTCCAAAAATTAGGCATAACGATTATACAATGAATCTATTTGAAGGTGGTAACGTATTCAAAGACGCTGATGGACGGGCTCTTACACAGCGTATCAATCAGGCTGACGTAAAGCCTACCCTGGCCTGGTTGGAAGAACTGTTGCCAGGCTTGGATTTACAAAACAATACCCTGGGATCAACTGGTATCAAAGACACATCAGGTGACCTGGATATTGCTGTAGATGCCAACCGGGTTACCAAAGAACAACTGCAACATAGACTGGAACAGTGGGCAGTCAGTCACGGATTCAAGCCACAAGAATGGGTCAAAAAATCTGGCACTGCGGTGCATTTTAAAACGCCCATCAACGGCAGACCCGACCGTGGATATGTACAAACTGATTTTATGTTGTTGAACAATGTGCCCTGGAGCAAGTTTGTGTTGGGTGCCATGCCGGCTGACAGTCGCTACAAGGGTCGTGAACGCAATGTGATGATGAACAGCATTGCCAAAAGTATGGGCTACAAACTGAATCAAAATGCTGGCATTGCAGATCGTGCTACCAATCAGTTGATTACCGACGATCCAGATCGTGTTGCCAAACTGCTGTTGAACAACAAAGCCACACGTCAGGACCTGTCCAGTGTGGAAAGCATGTTACAGGCACTCAGCTCAGATCCCAAACGTGATGTCAAGTTGGCTGACTTCCGGGCACACATGGAACGTGAAGGCCTGCCGTTTATGGAAAGCGCCAACCCCTACATTGAATACAATGACGTGAACTTTTTGGCCCGTCTTAGAGATCGTATTGTGAACCAAGGCATGCAAAAGTTGATTGAAAGCGAAGTGCAAGGTGGGCGTGCCAAGGGCATTGAACACCTGGAAGACTATGTGTTTCGCAACGGCAGTGCCGGCATCAAAAAGGCCATGGACATAGTTCGACACACAGCTGCCAATACCGGTGCCACTACCACAGTCAAATGGGATGGCAGACCAGCCCTGATATTTGGCCGCGATGAAACAGGAACTTTTGTGTTGACCGATGTGTCAGGATTCACCGCCAAGGGCTATGATGGACTATTCACTTCACCACGTCAGGCCATTGACCTGCTGGCACAACGTGACCAGGATGCTGAGGCCAAAGGCAAACCAGCTGGACGTGTGGCGTATCTTGGTCCTATCTATGAAAAATTATGGCCCTTGTTGAGCGCCGCATTGCCGAGAACATTCCGCGGGTATGTACAAGGTGATTTGTTGTACACCAATCGCCCGCCTGAAGACACTGGCAATTTTGTGTTTACTCCCAACGCCATTACTTACCGTATTCCTGTGGCCAGTGACATTGGGCAACGTATAGCAAAAAGTCAAGTTGGCATAGCCATGCACACTCGCTATGAGGAACCAGGCGCACCAAAACAGCCCATTGGCTCTGTAGATTTCAAATCAGTTCCAGGACTGTTGTTGTTGGAGCCAGTGTATGCCAAAGAAAATGTACGCCCCAATAAAAATTTAGTAACTGCCTTGCGACAGTTATACAACGCATCAGGCACAGCCATTGACGGACTGTTTAATCCTGCCGAACTTAGATCACTGCAGATTACCGATTTGCCCAAGCTGTGTATTGATTATATCAACAGCCGAGTAGGCGCTGACTTTGATGACCTGGTAGCTGGGTTTGGTCCTTGGTTACAAAGCACACAAAGCCCAAGAAAGTTTGCCAATATTGTGGAGTATCTACAAAGTCCACGCAGTAATCTTGAAGGTATGGCCGCGGCCTTTGAAGCCTGGGGCCTATTGCATGACATCAAAATGGATATATTGCGCCAGCTGGATCTACAACATCCAGGCCAAGAAGGCTGGGTCATGGCCACTGCAGGCGGCATGGCCAAGGCAGTGAATCGTCTGGCTGGTGGATTTACCAGCGCCAATCGTGCCTTAAACAATCCAGAATCTGTACCAAACCGCTGATTTTTGCCCCGGAGCATAAATAATAGTAGGACCTCAGAGTCCATACATAAGGAGATTTAAAATGGCATATATAACCGTAGTTTCCGGTGGCGCACAACCGGTATTCGCAACAGACGTACTCAATGGTGCTCCTGCACAGTCAGCTAATACAGCTAACGCCGCAGTTACCAACTTCCAAGGTCCTAAATTAGACTTTTTTACAGTGGTAGCTAACGCAGCTTTAACTGGTCAAGGTGGAATTGCAAGTGGTTCTAACTTTGTTGCTAACGTTCTACAAGCAATTCAACAGACTTCAACAGTTGCAATGTATCAAGTTGGTGGTGCACAAAACGCAAACATCGCTATTGCATTGTACCCAGTTGGTGCTTATGACACAGCTAACTTGGTTGCTGCTGCTCAAACAGCCAACGCTACCATCGGTATCCCTACCGCTAACGTTGCTGGCTCAGCTACTTTTACTAACGTCTAATCCGCGCTGGTATTGAACGGCCCTGGAATATTCCAGGGCTTTTCTTTGACCGTTAAATACCAGTAGAATGAAAATACTGTGTCGTACCCTTTTTGATTGCAGCCGCACTGG